GAAGAATACTCCCTATCAAAACGATTGTGGAATATGCACCTTCCGGTGGAGAGGCTCAAACTTCTGCTACGGGATACGGCCCTACTAAAATCACAAGCTATTCAGCTAAAAATGATGTATGGACTTTGCAGGACTACGACGCCAGCTTGAAAGCAAACATCATGGTGGCAAAGAATGTGGCATTTGATGCTTATTTTGTAGATGAGAACAACGTCATTTACGGAATGAATGACGGTACGAAAGATTTGGCGGGCATTCCACTGTCCGGCGTTTATCCGGGCGGTCAGGACTGGGATTCTTCTGGCACAGAAGCCAACTTGACTATCGCAACCATGTTCAAGGATTACGAGAAATATATCAAGAACGCGGATGTGAGAGCCTATGATTTTGATGTCGTTGATGCATTGAAAGGGTTGGTTTATGTTGATTTGGTATCAACGGAATCAAACAAGTATAAATTGATTGAGCACTTCGGAAATTTGGATATTACGGAGTATTACGGTGAATTACTGGCAAAGAATGCAGAAAAAGCGTTGGACGGGGCGACAAGTGCTTCTTATGCTAACGGAGTCATTACTACCGTTGGCGAGGACCCCGTTACCCTTGCATCTCCCTCTGTATTGCAAGAAGCCGGAATTACGGGTATTGAGGCTTGGACATGATAGTAGAAGGTGTAACATTCAATGAAGAGAGGGTGAGAAATATGAAGAAGAGGGACTTCATAAACACACATAAGAATGTGTTTTTTCTTGACCGACCGCCCGAAGAAAGGGAGAAAACCCTTTCGTCCATCTACGATGATATAGCATCTTCCGGTGCGGCAAGACAGAAAAAAGATGATTGTATATTATGATGGTGGTATCGTTTAATTAGGGGCGTTCATTCGCCCCTAAATTGTCTTGACTATGGCTAACATTATTGAAGCAGAAGAAAATTTCAGACGGTTTGCTACCGGATTTGAACCGATGATACGGGATATTATGGTAAAAAACAGAGAAGAAGTTTCCCAATATATTGTAGAACAACTATGGTCAGGTATTAACGGAAATGACAAACCGTTACGCCCTACTTACTTTAATGACCCGTATTTCAATACCAAAGAAGCGGGGTATTGGTATAAGAACGCCAAAGGCTATGCTGCTTTCAAGCAAAGGGTAGCCCCGCTTATGTATTCTTCGCTGATAAACGCTCCTGTAAGTTCAAAAGGGACGCCAAACCTGATAATTACGGGTGAATTTCACGATTCTATTACAGCCGTACCGATAGATAAGGGGCTAAGGATTGAAAGTGTGGGGATAAGCTTTAGCGGTGATATAGAAAAGAAATACGGACAGGCGATTTACAAGGTCGGTTCTTATGCGAGAAAGGCATTCATGGAAAGGCATATAAAGCAAGGCATTGCGGATTATTTTAGAAAATTCGGTTTATAATGGGATGTGCGTGTGAAAACAAAAAGAGAATGGCAGATATAGCTAAGATGCGTTCGCTTGCAAGAAAAGCCGCAAAGATGGAGGGGAAAGTATATATCCTTTATGAGAAAGACGGGGTTTTCAATTTTTGCCCGAGAGGCGAAATGTTCAACGGGAAACTGATTGAATATGTTTGGTTCTGATATTAAAAAAAGAACACTGTTTTTTGTATAACCCCCGTAATTTTTCTGCCTTTAAATTGAAAAATATTAAAAACAGAACAAAGGCGGGAGTTATCCCGCCTTATACAATCATTTCCTGGTTATTATACTCATGTGTGGGTATTTGGTTTCATGAATTGTCGGCTTCTTGGGCTTTTCTCCTTTGAGTTCTGCAAGTTCCGCCTTGACTTCCTTAAGTTCGTTCAATAAATCCGTATATCCTTCCGTCAATCGGAGGATGTGTTGCATCATTGCTGTGCTGATTTCCATAATAGATGAATATTTGTTTTAGTCGTTATTTCTGCCATCTGCCCGCCAGCCGTATTACTGGCGGGGTATCATAACGTGATTTCGCTGGTCGAACCTCAACGTGCATCTATGCTTGGTTATGTGGCAATATGTTTTTGGGTATAGTTATAGCTGTACGTCATTACTCCGTACCTGTAAATGTTTATGCTTCAATGCTATTTGATTTTTGCTATTTTCCCATCAGAAGGCTTTCCGCCAAATAGATGGTTAATATAAGCAAGACCTTTTGGTTTGCAAAACACCTTTTGGCATAATATGTCAGGGTGGTTGTCTCTGCGTATTGGCGGCAACAGCGTCATTTCAAAGTATCCTGCGTCAATATACTTTTGTTTCGGTTCGTTCCTGTCTTTGAAGAATATGCCCGCATCCCTTAGCTTCCCGAAAAGGGTGTTCCTCCCAAAACCGAGATTGAGTATCTTTGCGGCTTGACCTATGTCTACTTTGCCCTCTGCTTTGAAAGCGGCTTCTGCGAAGTCGGCTTTAGGCTGGAGTTTGGTAATCTTTGCATCTTTCTGCTCGATTTGCTTTTGTTGCTGCTCTGTTTCAATACGGAGTTGTTCCTTTTCCTTTTCAGAAGCTACTAACGCTTCCAATGCCTCAAGATAAGTTTGTGGAGTCTTGATAACTTTTTTCTCATTTTCGAGGTATTCTAAACGGTTGATTATTCTTTCACGCAGAACCGCATCATAACCTGATGCAAGAATAAGACAGCCTTTAGGAGTGAGATTAAAAAGAGGTCTTTTTTGACCGTTAGCGTCTGTGTATGACCCCAATCCAAAATTGGATGCGGATACACCTTGCGATAATAGGCTGCGAATGTCGCGCATTACATGGGCATGTTGTTTACTCGTAACCTCTGCAATTTCAAGAGAGGTCATACCTTTCTGATTTGGAATTAAGTTTTCCATACTTACTATTGTTTGGCGTTGTAATTATAGACAGACAAACGGCTGTCATTTCCCGTGTCGCCAAACAATAGTAAGATTTTCTCCGAAGAGGAAATATTACGCAGGAAAGACAGCCGTGTATTTTTTATACAGGCAGTTGGGCATAAAAAAAGCCCAACTAAATATAGTGAGCGATAACCGTGCTCTACGGAGAAAGAATACTTTACTATTGTTTGGCACCACAAAGATATACATAATCCTTGAAGTAGCAAACTCCTTATAAGAAAATCAATTAATTTCGTTTATTTTCTAAGTTATTATGCGAATATATAGAAAATAAACCATACATCCAAAAGGGGAGCATAGTAATATCCAAACATGCTTTATAACATATAACAAAAAAGGTGAAAAAACTGTATATAATATATTGTTCTCCAATACAAAGTTGTTAACTTTGCCACACATTAATTAACTAAATACATGCTTTATGAGTAATAAAATATTTTTTCTACTTTCTCTATTTTGTGTTCTTATATCCTCCTGTGAGAATGAAGATGATATGGTAACATCTATACTTTTAGACAAGTCGGATATGACTTTGAAGCCCGGAGAAACTTATCAATTTACGGTAAAAGGCTCTCCTTCTAAAGCGAAGTTGCCTAAAATTAATTGGGGGATATATCCTGTAAATGCAAACAATCATTTGGCAAAAATAGATTCACACGGGAAACTAACAGCTTTGAAGCCAGGGAACTTTACAGTAAATGCCTGGATTGGAGATGATGATATAACGGATTTGTTATATATTGATAATGCAGTAATAAAGGCTGTGTGTAATGTGACGGTTGAGCCTATAGAAGCTACTGGCATATCTATAGATAAGAAAGAGATTGTGTTTAATGGAGAACAAAGTTTGATTTTGGATGCTTCTATTGAACCTCAGGGTGCTACGAAGAAACTGGTCTTTTGGGAAATAGATAATTCGGAAATTGCAAGTTTAGAATCAGGTAAAGACAATTCGGTTATTGTAACAGCGCTAAAGGCAGGAGAAGCTACAATTACAGCACGTGCAGGGTTTGAATCTTCTATAACTTCAACATGCAAAGTGAAGGTTAATCCTGTTGTAGCACAAGGTTTTTCTTTGAAAGAAAATGAAAAAAATGTAAGGGTGGGAGATGTTTTTACTATAGAATCAATAATCACTCCTGCATATGCAACAAAAGAAAACATAGCATGGGAGATTTCTGATGTAAATATTGCAAAGATTAATGAAGACAATAGTATATCTGCCATGTCTCCTGGAAAATGTATAGTTAAGGCTATTTTGGGAAATACAGGGTTAGAGGCTACTTGTGAGCTGACAGTAGAACCCGTTTTATTGGAATCTATAAGTTTTGATAACCTTACATATAAAATTGAAGTTGGAGGACAAAAACAGCTAAATGTTGTGTTTACACCAGAAAACGCAACTAATAAGAATGTGATATGGACTTCATCCGACCCTGTGATTGCTCCGGTTGATGAAAATGGAGTGGTTTTAGGGAATACATCAGGAAGAGTACAAGTTACGGCAACGTCAGAAGATGGCGGACATGTGGCAAACTGTACTGTTTATATTGTGTCATTAGGAGGTATGATGGATGTTTATTTCCCTACATCTTCTTTGATTATTAATTCGGGATATTATACGGGCGTTATGTCATGTGCTATAAAGAACAATAGCTCAAAGACTATAAAACTTACTAAGTTTAAAGTTTTTTCTACTGGAAGCGGTAGTGCTCCTATTGAGATTACTGATGAGGCGAAATTAGGATATTTATCTTCTGGAGAAACAAGAATTTTACAGTTTAGATTATCACATGTTTATGAGCCAGGATTTAAGTGGGAGTTTGAATGTGATGGTCATTATTTTTCTGCTTATGGAAGTTATAAACAGTAATTTTTAATGTTAAGTAATCATTAAGTTAAGCGGAGTTTCTCCGCTTTTCTTGTTTTGTGGCATATCGTTTGTTATACCGATTATGATAATATTGCCACGATATTATAAATATGAGAAAGCATGGGAAAAAAAGTGATAAGCTATTTATAACCAGTCTAAATTACAAAGATTTCCGTTAAAAATATTGTCAAAATGATTTATTAGGAATTACTTTGCAAACAAAACTTAAAAAATAGATATTTGTATGAAAAAGATTTTATTGCTATTAACTGTGTTGTGTTATTGTATATCTATGAGTTCCCAAGTTATGAGGGCTGAGGAATTGGAAAAATATGCAAAGGAGAAGTATGGGGATAGTTGGGTTGAAGCAGCAGAAACGCTCTCATCTCAATTAACTCTTGATAAAAACAATTCTTTAACCTATACACAAATAGTAGATTGTGGAAAAGCCACAAAAGAACAATTATATGTAATTCTGAATTATTGGTTTACTGCAACATTTAATGACGCAAATTCTGTAATAAAATTAAATGATAAGGAATTAGGAACTATAATTGGAGAAGGGTTTGTGGATGGTATATCCGAACACTTAGGAGGAATGAGCCGATACAAGGTGAGTATTACTCCTATTATAAAAGTTGACATAAAAGATACTAAGATACGTATTACTTATACCCTTCAATATTATAATATTATAAAAGTTATAGGAGGTGGAATAATATCTGCATTTTCAGATGGAACTCAAAGACCGCAAACAAATATAGAAAAATGGCCTATTGATACGTGTTATCCATTCGCAGAAAAAGATAAGCATAAAGCAAAAAAAACATCCTCCAAGGCATTGGTTATGGCTCATGCCTACTCAAACGTTATTATGGATAAGATTGAGGAAGTGGTTAAAAACGGACTGGTGGGAAATGAAAATGACGATTGGTAAATAAAAATATCTATATATAATTCCGTTTTATCGCCTTACTTAGGTTATTACCAAATAATAAAGCCAGATGTAATGTCTGGCTTTTTCTTTTTCTCTTCCCTTTTCTGATTTTCATTTTTGCCTTTCTTATTTAGAAAATTCTAAATAATTCAATATCTTTGTATCACCATGTGATGTTGCATGGCACTCAATATTAGGACTTATGGCAAACGAATTTATAATTACCGATTTAGTCGACAAAAAAGCCGTACAACAATTAAAGGAACTCCGTCTTGAATTTGATAGTACAAAAGGGTCTTATGTGGAGCTTGCTAAGGAGTTGGCGCAAGGAGTAAAAACTAATCCCAAAACATTTGATGAACTTTCCCAAAAAGCACGTAATTATACCTCGCTGTTGGAGAAATTGAATAAGACGCAAGAAAATATGGCATCTATTCAGGCGAAACAACTTACCGTGCTACGTCAAGTATCCCAGCAACTAAATTCAATGTCATCTTTGCAAAAGTTAAACCTTCTGTTTGAACAGTTCGCTAAAAATATCAAGAATGCAAGTGATATGCTTGCCGGATTATCTTCCGTATCCAACCAGGTGTCTTCGGCACAGGATAATGCGGCTAAAAGTACTCAAACAGCAAGTAATATAATAAGCCAGGCATCCACTCAATTGCAGGCGGCAAATATGAATTATGCTGCCATAATCGACACCGTACAGGCATATGATGGCGAAGTTACTAAGTTAACGGCTGATACCATAGCCAATAAAGAGGCTATGAAAAAGATTGATGCGGATATTAAATCTCTTGCAAAATCTTATAAAGACGGAGAAATTACTTTGTCTGAATATATAAGGCAGTCTTCGCTATTAAAACAAAGGCATACGGAACTGATGGCGCAAAATCAGCAATATTCGGCTTTGATAAAAAATCATTCCACGGCAATTATTTCAGCTTCCGGCAGCTATTATGAAATGAATGCCGCCATGCTTGAATTGCAGAAAAGGTATAAGGCGTTGAGTGAAGCTGACCGGGAAAGTAGTGTCGGGAAGAATTTGATAGCGCAAGCCAATGCTTTGAATAATAAGTTGAAAGAAATTGACTCTCAATTTGGGAATTATCAAAGGAATGTAGGTAATTATGCGTCCTCTTGGAATGGGCTTAATGTTCAGACGCAGCAGTTATTGCGAGAGTTACCGTCTTTGACAATGAGTTTCAATCAATTCTTCCTTGCCATATCCAATAACTTGCCAATGTTTGTGGATGAATTAAAAAGAGCAAGTGAAGAGTTTAAGCGGATGAAATCCGAAGGACAAACTGCGGTTCCGGTATGGAAACAACTTCTTGGCAGTTTATTTTCTTGGCAATCAGCACTTGTAATAGGTATAACATTATTGTCTGCGTATAGTTCGGAGATTATAGATTGGGTTGCGAGTTTGTTTAGAGGAAAGAAGGCATTGGATGAAATAATTTCCGTTCAAGACAAATTAAGGATAGCTCAAAAAGGAGCTATTCGTGATACAATAGAAGAACGTATCAAATTAGAACTATTATATAAGGCTGCTACCGACAATAAAAAAGCTATGGAAGAGCGTATCGTAGCCGCAAATGAATTAAAAAATACTTTCCCTAAATTATTTGATAATTATACAAAAGAACAAATAATGACGGGAAATGCAAAAGACGCATATAGATTATTAACAGCACAGATTATCGCTACTGCCAAAGCTAAACGGGTAATGAATGAAGTGACAAAAGCCGCAACAAATTACGAGGAAACCGAGTTTAAACGGCTTAATCAAGTTTATACTGTCGAAAAAGCACGTGCAGAATATCAAAAGTTTGTAGATACGGGATTATCGAGAACAGAAGCAGGTATAGATGCAAAAAAGAAGCTTGAAGCGGAAGAAGCAACTTTGAAAGCTTTAAAAGAGCAAAGTATTCAGTATAAGAACCAAATGAATGATTTGGAAAAATTAGTAGATGTAAAAGCATTGGTTAATGACCCGGGTAAAAATAATAAAGCTTATGACGATGAAAAAAAGAAAGCGGAAGAATACGCTGAATATATCAAGAAGACAACAGAGGATTTATCCAAATCTAAAATAGAATTGATAGCTGACGGTAGAGAAAGAGAAATAGCTGAAATCGGTAAGGAATACGATGATAGGATTAAAGAGATAAAGGGTAGGACAGACGAAGAAATAGAGCTTCGGAAAAATCTTGAAACGCTGAAAGGAAAAGCCATTGCGGAAATAAACGATAAATACGATAAAGAACTGCTTGAAATAGAAAAAACAAATCTTGAAAACAGATTGGCTTCCATTGGAGAAAACTCGAATGAAGAATTAGACAAAAGGCTTAATCTCCAAATACAACTCAATAATATGATGCGTGATGCGGAAATAAAGGATGCTGAAAAGAATGGAGAGGATGTTGTGGCGATACGCATGAAGTACATGCAACGGGAAAATTCTCTCATAATGCGAAACCTCCAAGAAAGAATTGGGTTGATTGAGGCAAATACTGATAAGGTGGTAAACGAGCAGGAAACATCCGCCTTGAAAGAAGCTAATATCATAAAAAAACAATATGCAAATGGCGAAATCAGCAAAGAGGATTACGAAAAGAAATTATATGATATTGGGGTTAAGTATGCTAAGGCGCGTCTTGAAACACTTATGAAAGAGGCGGAGGCTGAAATGTCCCTTCTTGACCCAAATAGTGAAAAGTATCAGGAGCTAGAAGACAGGTTAGCCAACCTTCAAGCACAGATAAACGGAATAAATTATGATGATGCTACCAAAAAACGGGAAGAATGGATAGACAAGTTTAAAGAGGGTTTGTCAGGGATGAACTCCGCCGCAAGGGATGCACTTGGTGAAACGGCAGGAATATTCGAGGGGTTATCTGATATAATGGTTGACGTAGCAGAGGATGGAAAGTTAAGTTTTGAAAACATGGCGGAAGCCGTAGGGAAGATAGTATCAGGCATCACTTCGCTGATGACCGATATATATGATGCCCGGATAGAAAACATTGAAAAAGAACAAGAAGCCAACGATGAAGCATACGATAAAGAAATAGAACGTATAGAAGCCCTTGAAGAAAATGGTGCAATTTCCACCGAAGAGGCAGAAGCTCGCAAACGTGCAGCCGAAGATAAGACAGCCGCCAAAAATGCAGAGCTGGAAAAGAAAAAAGCTGCATTACAAGAGAAGCAAGCCAAATGGGATAAAGCAAATTCTATTGTTCAAACGACTATTGCTACCTCATTGGCTATTATGAAAGCGTATGCAACAGCGGGACCGATTGCTGGTGCAGTATTTGCCGCAATAGTAGCCGCATTGGGAGCCGCACAAGTTGCTATCATAGCAGCCCAGCCCATTCCCAAATACGCCAAAGGAACAAAAGACCATCCCGGCGGTTTGGCAATAGTAGGTGATGGCGGCAAGAAAGAGGGTATCGTAACTAATAACGGGCTTTTTATCACTCCTGATAAGCCGACATTGGTAGACCTTCCGGCGCATGCGCAGGTAATCCCTGATTTGTCATATATCTATGACCGTAGAGGGCTTACATCGGATTATGGTTTATTGGAACAAAAGCTAAAGAATATGAGAGAAGAGGGGATTGTTGTTAATGTAAACAACGATTACAGCCGACTTGAAAGAAAGATGGAAAGCAATACCAAACAATTGCAGAACATTGGTCGGATTATGAAGAAAGCCAACCATATCGCGGATTATAATTGGATTTCAAGCAGAGTATAAGATATGATATATAATGACTTAAACAAAATATGCCTTTCCCGCTTTATAGACATATTCCTGGGGGATATTGATAAGGTTGTTCAAGGCGGAAGATATAGTATCAGAGAAAAGGCTTTGGCGGCCGAGAAGCTATGCAATGAATACTTATCAATAATAGGGGGAAAGTCTGTTTCCGCCCAAATAAACCGGAAAAATGAAGTGCTGAAAATTCAAATCCGATTAAATTGCCTTGCCATATGTCAGGAACTCATTTCTTCCGGAAACTGGAGTGATGCTGTAGAAGTCATGTCTGCTTTGGGTTATAAATTCAGAGAGGGCGAACATGATAAGATAAAGAACCGGATAAGCAGCGTTTCCGCTTCTGACAACTACCGCCTTGCAAAATTGCAGGAAACATCTCCTGATATAGGGAAAATAAAAATGGATAGGGAATATTTTACCAAAGAACGCGTTTCTTTAATGTCTCATGTAAAAATGCACATTGATGAAAACACGTTCTCCGCCAAAGAATATGCCTATATGGTCAGGCGTATGTGTGATGACATAGATGCTATGATACGTTCAACTTCAAAAAAGAAATAGATATGTATTACAGATGTGAACTGTTGATAGGCGGAATGACATATGACGCCACAAATGAGCTTGTTAATTGGGACGATGTAGAGATGTCTTTCAAGAGAGGGGATTATGACGGAGTTGTTCGTAGTTTTTCCACAAAATTTGAGTTTGCCAACGGTGCTTATTCGCTATTGCTGAAAGAATATTTGTCGAATTACCTGAACTCATCCGCAACACTCGTGTTTTATACCCGGAATAACTCATGGCTGTTAAATGAAAAGTTCAGATGCGCTTTGGACTACTCCACATTTTCCTACAATGATACGACGTGCGAAATAAATGCCGTCGACAACAGTCTCGCAAGCTTGATTAAGGCAAAGAAAGGCACGCAGTATGAATATCCGGTAAAAGAAATAAAGGAGTCCCAGCCTTTGGATTATGACAGATTGTTGATGAACAGTGATATAAAATGGTCTATACCAAGTGACGCGGAAGAGCCTAATGTTTCCCATGTAATGACTGCTTATCCTAATGCTTATTATACTATTCCTTTTTATATGTTAGGACAACCGGAAATTGCGACAAAGGACATTGTAGAGGTTTTTGATACAGCTGAAAACCGATTTGAAAGTACGGAAAGTCTATTCGGAGAATATCTGTTCAAAAATATATCTGACAGGGATTTGACCATACGGATAAAAGTAAAATTCAGTATATTCATTACGTATCAGAGACCGGGCGTATCCTTCCCAATATATATACGGCTTTCCTCTTATAATGAAAATAGTAAAGAACTTAAAATATATTATCAATCTGCTACAATTCAAACATTTAATACATACACTGTCGATATTGATGAGAATTTGACAATATCTCCAGGTGAGATGATTAATTTCAATATAGCACTTGCAAAATCTGACCCTATATATCAAAATTTTCCCGTTAATTTTAAATTCAACAGTCTTGACACACCGTTAAATATAAGTTTTTCCGAGCGTGGAAAATCTGTAAAAATAGATTGTATCAGTCCTAAAATATTGCTTAACCGTTTACTGAGGTCTATAACTGATAAGAACAATGTAACGGGTGAAATCGCCACCGGAGTAGATGAGCGTTTAGACATGGCGATGATAGTTCCGGCAGAAAGCATACGAGGACTTCCCAATGCCAAAATATATACATCTTATACCAAATTCGCCAATTGGATGAGCGCGGAATTTGGGTTTGTCCCTGTAATCGGTGACGAGAAGGTGACATTTGTTCATCGTGATACTTTATTCCAAGATACAGAAATAAAGGACTTGCAGGACAGCACTTCCGATTTGGAATACAATGTGAATGCCGGACTGGTTTATTCGGGGGTAAAAGTCGGGTATGACAAACAGGATTACGACAGTGTGAATGGTCGCGATGAATTCCGCTTTACCAATGAATACACCACCGGCATTACATTGACAGATAACGTATTGGAATTAGTTAGCCCATATAGAGCCGATGCTTATGGTATGGAATTTCTTGCGGGAAAAAGAGGTGAAGATACGACTGACAGCGACAGTGATAATGATATATTCTTTGTTGGAGCATCACTTGACGAAGAAAAATACAAGCTTGTAAGGGATGGATATATAATATCCGGTGTCATATCTCCTTCTACTATGTTCAATGCCATGTATTCCCAAAGGTTTATGATTGAAGCAAACGCAAGGTATATAGGTGTTTTTGCCAACGCGTTGGAGTTTACATCATCTGACGGTAACAGTGATGTGACAATCAATGGAGTTAGCGAAAGGTCGAGTATTGTATTGGGAAACAAACTGTTCACAGTAGGAGAACTTTCCGTCAAGACCGGAGATTTGGAAATACCGTCAGACTTGAAGGGTTACATTCGGGTGGAAAGGAACGGGCATATTTATAAAGGCTACGTAAAAAGTGCAAGCTATAATTATGGACGACCGGAAGCGGTAAAATATTCTTTGATAGTCAAGAGTGTAGATTAATAGATGAGGAGATTCCATATAAGTCTATCAGGCACTCGTTATTTTATAAGGTATTATTTGGAATTGGTCTAAATAGTATGTATATTTGCGCATGATGTGTGAAGTTGCACATCACTATAAAAGGACGAAAAGACATGGTAAAAGTTGGTGATGTTTGCCCTCTTTTTTTCTCACCTGTAAAAGATAAGTTTGGGCTTGATATGGACTATATTCAGAAGTTCCACGCTTCTGATAAAATCCATATACAGGTATTCACTAATGCTTCTGAGGAAGTTTCAGCGAGCCTGAACAATCTTGCCGCAGGAAATTCTACACCAATATCACTTTCCACATATAATCATAATGACAATGTAGTGATGTATTACGCCATTCTTCGAGACTTGGAGGATGCCGTATATACGGTTACAATCAACGAAGATACATCAGAACCTTTTATCGTATGCTCCTCTGACGACTTGTTAGAGGAAACTGTGCTTATCCGTTATTCCCATAAAAGCAATAACTCCGCTTTTGATAACATATTTTGGGTAGATGATATTCAGCAAGTATTTAATTTTCGTGTGGAAGCAGGATTTAAACCTGGAGGATATTCCCCTCGAATAGATAATGAGCAATATCGCAACCAAATGCAAGAGATAGAAGAATTATACGCAGTACCTTATGATGTATATAATCTTACAATAGGAAATTCAAACGGCGTCCCTTATTGGTTTGCAAAACACATAAACCGCATTTTATGCCTTTCTATGGTGGAAATTGACGGGACAAGATATGTCCGTTCGGAAAGTTCTGTTCCGGAAATGACGCAAGTTATTGAAGATAGCCAGTTGTTCCATATAAATATGGCTCTTGAATTACAGAATAACGATATTGCAGGTATTGGCGGCTCTCCGGAAGCTGGCTCTTCCGCCTCTTTCCCTGCATTCCTGATAGACCACGCCAAAGATGGAGAGATGTTGCAATTCAGCGCAGAAAAAGCTGCATTTACTAATGTTGATAAGGTTGAGGTATGAAAAAAAGGATTAGTAAAATATTGTGGTTCGGTGACGCACTTAATGAAAACAATCAGGCAGCTCCCCCTGCTTTATCTCCGAGTGATGAAGAGCATTTACAAGGTCTGAATCTCGGGGAAATATATATATGCGTCGCAGATGCCGACCCAGCACTGTTCATCAGGACTTCCGCCGACCGAATTGTCTACTTTAAGGCTCTTGATATAGAGGCTTTATCCAAGTTCTTTATAAGAAAAGACAGACCGGACGAAGCTGGATTTTTAATAAAGTTCTTAGGTGGATTATTTTCAGACTACATCCAGTCCATGAACTTTTCTTCCGGTGCTCTCGGCGAAGGCTTTGTTATTAAAGTAGACAGCAAGACGGGTAAATCCTACATTGAAGTGGACGAACTCTTTGTGCGTATCAAGGCGATGTTCTCCGAACTGGAGATAAAGAAACTCTCTTATGCAGGCGGAAACTACATGTTCACCGCTGCCGGAATGAAATGCGGCAAGGTTGAGGAACACGAGGATTTTTGGCGTTGCTATCTGCTGGTTGATGATGGTGAAACGGCTATCGAAAACCCGTTCAAGGAAGGCGACCAGGTACGGTTTCAAGACTTCAATATCAAACCGGGTGTCTACGAGAATGTGTCCAACCGTTATTATTGGCGTTTATGCGTAGGTGTTGGCGAGGATTACATAGACCTTAGCAAGACGGACTGCGACGCAAACAGCGACATACCGCAGGAAGGTGATAGCCTTGTACAACTCGGAAACAGAACAGACAAGAAGCGTCAGAACGCAATAACATTGTCTGTGTATGGCGATGATGCACCGAGTATCCACCAGTATGCAGGAATAAATTCTTATTCTTTAGCTGGCAAGGAAGTGACGGTTATCAGTCCGCAAGGCAACAAGTTCATGGGAGACTTTATCTTGAAAACGGGAATAAACATTATGACCCAGTTCAAGATATTGGAAGATTTGATTTACTATGAAATCTCCAAAGTGCTTGACGAGGTGCAGGCAAAGGATAATTATCTGTACAATGCGGCATTTGCATCCAATACGAACGGTTGGGAGACAAAGAACGATGTTCATTTCTTCACCGTGAACGGAAAGTTCTTATTAGTGAATGGGGAGTTCTATTCCCGTAAGGACGCTATGGCTGCCATTATCAGAGACGGGGATAGAAACGTGCTTCGTATTCTTTCTTCCGGAATTAAACAGTCCAATGCAGATTTAGCCAATAAACCGACCTATGAGGAAGGGGAAGAACCGGGAAAGTTCTTTATCTCTTTCCGGTATAAGGTAGCTACAGCCGGAACGCTGACAATAGGATTTCCCGGTCAGAACCTGCATTTCACCGAACGTCTTGAACCGAGTGAGGAATATGCAATGAAGGAGTATTCCGGCACATGGGACGGAACGGGCGATTTTGAGTTGAAGTTTACGGGGGATATATACATACATTCGCTGGCTCTTACCGAAAACGCATTCGAGGATTTGTATACTAAATTAAGTTCCGAAATAAAGCAGACAGCGGAAAGTATCAGGTTGGAAGTAAAGGAGCTTTCTGAAAGTAATAATCAGAAGTTCTCACAGATTGAGCAGACAGCGGAAAACCTCAAATTGTCTGTTACAAAAATAGAGGAAGATGTAACGCAGTTGGGGCTGGACATCAATGGGGTTACCGATGAACTTAAATTATATGTCAAAAAAGACGGATTAGGTTCAGAAATCAATGTGGCACTTGATAACATTTCCGTGGTTTCCAAAAACATATACTTTACCGGAAATATATCCGCCAACGGGAATGTGTCTATTCAGGCAGACGGGACAATAAAGGCTATTGGTGGATATTTTGAAGGAGAGATAAATGCAAACAGCGGGGTGTTTAAAAATGTAAGAACTCCTAACAACTCTTTGGTGATAGACGAAAATGGGAATGTTAGCATTGTTGGCAAAATATCAACCGCTTCGTCAGGTACAAAAATAGAAATAAACCCAAATTCAAACAGCCTAAAATTTTATAATTCAAAAGGATATGATGTGGGTGGAATTTCATTCCTTGATAGTGGAGGCGGAGGTACTTCTGTTACTTACCCAAGATTAAAATTGGACAATATAGCAAGTGATGGCAACTTAACTGCGTCTACCACCCTTTTTGCAGGGTCATTGTCAATGATTTCAAATTTAAGTGGGTCAAGATACCAAGTGTCTCTTGGCATCGACGGACTTTCTTTTTATAAAGATGGAAGATTAACTAAATCATACCCAAGCTCATGAAAAAGATAAATTTTAAACAATTACTGATTGCTACGGACATTACCCGTAAGCATTGTGAAAATATAGATTGTAGAGAGAATTTTGCGAATGTATTATACCGGAACGGTAACGGTATCGCATCGCATGCACTCGCTTTGAAGATATACAACTCCAATGAAGAGACAGAGTATACCGATGAAGAAGTATCCTTGATACAAGAGCATGCAAATGCTTTTTGCAAACCTTTCTTTATTGACGCGCTCAATCGTGCTATCAACAATCAACCGGAAGAAGTAACCGATAAACAGGAATAATTATGGCTTGGACAGAACAGGATTTACGAGAAATAGAAGATGAACTAAAAAAAGGTTCACAAGGTGTTGGCGATGTGCCGGAAGCGGAAAGTTTGGACGGTATCACATCTCTGCCCGCATATCAAGAAGTAAAGGGACAGGACACGCCGAGCATTGTACGTGCCCCACTTGAATTGTTAGCCGCTCCCGCTTTGGATGCCGCTGATAAGGCAAATACAGCCGCTGCTAAAGCAGAAGGAAACGCCGCAGCAGCACAGACAGCCGCAAATTCCGCTAATGAGAAAGCAGGACTGGCGGCACAAGCTGCATCCGATGCCAACGCAGCTAAAGAAGGAGCAGAAACGGCTACCCAATCCGCAAACAACGCTGCATCCAATGCCGAAGAAAAAGCCGCCGCCGCCAATACAGCCGCACAAGATGCCGAAAAGGTTGCCAACAATCCGACATACATCGGCAAAGACCACTATGTCTATGTGTATAACAAGGAGACGGAAAGTTTCGACAAGACGGATATTTATTGCAAGGGTGAACCGGGAAGCTCTTTCCGTGTGGCTGGCGAATACGCCACCCTTGAAGCCTTGAAATCCGCTGTTCCCGATGGTTCGGCAGTTGACGGGTTCATGGCTGTAGGTACGGAAGCCCCTTATGATTACTACGCATGGGTGAACGGTGAATGGGTAAGCCAGGGGAAGATAGGCGGCATAGACGAAGCGCCAACTGATGGAAAGGCATACGGTCGTAAGAATGGGGGTTGGGCGGAAGTTCCCGAGCATTTAAATCTTACATCAGAGAATTTAAACGATATAAATGGAGCGGGGTTTGCTACGCAGAAAAGCCCTACTGATTACACATCACCTGAAAATAATTATCCTATTAATGAGAATGGAGCATTGATTTTCGCAAACGCCAATTATGGTCATTCTAATCAAATCTATGGCTCTTATCTAACTAATAGATGGTTTGCAAGAGGTGGTGGTAATCAACATGGCGTTAGGACTAATTGGAAAGAGTTTGCATTTACGGACGACGTCCTCACCAAGACCAACACTTCATCATTCACCCCTACGGGCGATTACCAGCCTGCAACGAAGAAGTATGCGGATAATATCGGTTATGGTAAGGTTATTGATGTTGCCGATGGTTCTTTGTTAACTATCAATAAAAACATATGGGGTACAGAAGCTTATGACCATGTTGTTAAAATATTTGGTTCTACTGATGTTATTAAGAATATGATTATAGATATTTGCAATAACCATACTAAATATCATATACATAGTTACTCAAGCTATAGAAATTGTATAGAACTTTCTTCTGTTTATGCTTATTATACTGATGAAGAAAGATATGAAATAGAATTTAATATTAGTTATTATACTTCTCAGGGACCTGTTTCTAAACGAATAGCAATAGCATTAAACTTATTTGATGACGATAAAAGTGATGATAGACTTTTTATTGAAGATATTCTTGTATCTGATAATCTTCAAAGAGTTGTTAAACGTACTAAATCTGAATATGATAGTATTGGTACTAAAGATAATTCTACAATGTATGCTGTAATTGAATAAAAACTTAAAGATATGGATAGTAATTTAAAAGTTGGTTCTAATAATGCAGGATTGTTTATTGGTAATACTGAGATATTAGGGGGGGTAACAGTTAATTATGAAGATGGTTTCTTTAATGACCCTGGTTCTGCGTGTATTATAGTTAATAATTCGCAAGAAACTAAATCTTTTAATATAGATAATAATACAGTTAATGTTGCTTCAAATAGTATTTCCTTTTTATATAATTATTCCAATTGGAAAATATCTACTAATACAGATATTATATATGATTTTCGTTTTGGCGATACTGATAATGGAGAAGCTAATGATACTATTACAGCAAAGGCAAATGATGTATTATTTAATTTTACTGGTTATGGTTCTTATTTAGTTTTAGTAATAAAAGAATAAATATAATTGATATGGATAAAGATACGAAAGATATTAACGGGGGGGTAAGAGTAGGTATAAGTAATACGAGTATTCGTATTGGAAATCAACTTATTGCTGGCAAAGAATTTGATATTAAACAACTTGTTGATAATATTACATTTGCAGATGATTTAGTACATGAAGGAATTAATGAACAATATGTTCTTATTTGCAATCTTAGTAGTATCCCTATTTATTTATATCGAGATTCAAAAAGAATTGAAATAAAAAAACAACATATCGAATGGTATTCATTTAGAGCACCTACTGCTATTAGTCTTTTTAATGAAGATAATACTCCAATAAGAGCTATTACACAAAAGATGTCTATATCCAATAATTTTGTTACAAAAATAACTGATTCTGTCGTTAATAATGGCGATAGTGTATTTGATATTGCAGATAGTACAGGGATTTTCGGTTTGGGTTGTGTTCTAATGAATGCGTAAAACAATAATATTAATAAAATAACAAAGTGTTGACTTTTTTGATTATGAGAGTAAAAGTATTTTATGAAAACTGGTTTGCCAAACTTATCCTATTTGGCGACTACACAACAATTATGTTCTTCGGCTTTATCCTTACGAAGCTGAAAGAACTGTCCGAAACGACTATCCGCCATGAACGGACACATCAGAAACAGTTCTTCGAGTGTATGGAGATAGCGGCTATCCCGTCCGTATTGCTGGCATTCCATGTCAGTGCGTGGTGGTTGCTCCTTATCCCGCTATTCTACTACATTCTTTATTTGGCAGAATGGTTTGTGAGCTTCGTGTACCACTTGTTTACAGACAGCAAGATTGGGGACGGCAAGGTCAATAAAAATGCTTACCGTGCGAGCGCATTTGAGATGGAAGCCAAACTCAACCAGGATAATCCGAACTATCTGAAAGAACGTAAATGGGGTGCGTGGTTCCGCTATTACGGTAAGATATGAAAATCCCGTCCTACTCTCACGAGCAAAACGGAATGACAGTAGTTCGCTTATTTGATAAGAGACACAAAGATAGGAATAATTGACAAATAACGATAAGATGAAGAATAACATTATTACCCAAAGCATACCGGGTGGTTTCTCGGTAATAGCAAGTAGTTTTATTGCACAGTCATTGGAACACATGATACCGTGGCTGATAGTAACATTTTCAGTCGTTGTATGCGATTTGATGTTCGGGATAAGGAAATGCCTGCTATTGGGTGAAGAATTTCGGTTTTCAAGTGCTGTGCGCCGTACTATGGGTAAAATGGTGACATACTTTGCCTTTGTTTGTATGGTGGTGATGATAAACATTGCTTCCGGCAATAAATGGAATATTGATGTGTATTCATGCTTGTTTGTCTGCTTCATAGAGTTCTGCTCTATCATAAGCAATATCTTGAAGCCAAAGGGATATAATTTCAACTTACTGAAAGCGTTGGGATTGTTCGGAAAGAAAGTGCTCGATGTAGAGAAAGAAGATATGAATGAAATAATAACTAAAGATAAGGAGTAACAGAATGAAAAAGAAACTGATTATCGCAGCGATTGTTATCGCTATCATCATGGGAGTTATGCTGTACATGCACTACACTCCGTTTTGGGTGAACTTGACTACTGTTGCATCATTCGGTGTCGGTGTTGTTGCCGGATGGGTGGCTCGTTTAGTTTATGACAAATATTTCAAGGAGGACGTGCAGAATGAAAATATTGATTGATAACGGACACGGAAGTAACACTTCAGGCAAGTGTTCACCGGACGGAAGATTGAAAGAGTATGCGTATGCCCGTGAGATTGCCATACGATTGGAAGCGGAGCTGCGAAAGAAAGGCATTGACGCAGAACGTATCGTCAAAGAGGAAATAGACGTTCCCTTATCGGAGCGTTGCCGTAGGGCGAACGAATACAAGGCAAGTGACACAATCCTCGTATCTATTCACTGTAATGCAGCGGGAAGCGGCTCTGAATGGATGCAGGCACGTGGTTGGGAAGCGTGGACTTCGACAGGTCAGACGAAAGCCGATAAATTAGCTGATAGCTTATATGTGGCAGCCGAACGACTTTTGCCGGGTATGAAGATACGCAAGGATATGACGGATGGCGACCCTGATAAGGAAAGCGGGTTCTACATCTTGAAGCACACGAAGTGCCCGGCAGTCCTTACAGAGAACCTATTCCAAGACAATAAGGAAGATGTTGGCTTCTTATTATCGGAAGAGGGAAAACGGGCAATAGTGGACTTGCATGTGCAGGGAATTGTGAACTATTTGAATAACTCTAAAAAGTAAACATCATGGCAGCAGAAGTTTTATCATTTCAACAAGAAGAAGGCAAAACAGCGTATTACGCAACGTTTGTCAGTGACGGTAATCCCGTTACCATACAGATAAAGAACAAGGGCGGAATGGTGACTGTATTTGCCAATATCGAGGGCATGAAGCCCGTGACATTGTATCCTAACGTGCGTGACAACAACGATGCCTCCGACTCTATTTTCCGCATCGCAGGGATAGCGAATGGCATAAACGTCACAATCAAGAGTGCTACCGAAGTATTGGAAGCCAAAATGATTAAAGAGGGATAGCCTATGAACCCAATCACTATCCCCAACATCAGCATCCCGACAATCGGTATTCCTACTATCGGTATACCGTCTGTCGGTTTCCCGTCCGCTTCGGGCGGTGGCGGTCTTTCATGGCCCGCTGGTATGAAAGAGCACATCAAGGCTTGGTATGACCCGAAGAAACAGGGTATGACGAATTTCGATGTTATTGAAAGTTATGCCGACGATTTTACTAAATGGAGAATTGAAAACACAGGAGTTACTTCTACTCAAAAGAAAATAGTTATTGCTGCTGGTACAGAACTAAAATATAATGTCGCTTATAAAGGTTTTGGAAATTCTATTGCTGAATTTGATATTAAATATACAGGTAATGCTGTTATAAGATACCAATATAACAAGGAAGATGGTACAACGGGTATTATTACTATTAATAGAAGTGGTATCTATCATTTACCTGCCAGCATTAAAGCTCAAAAGAATTTTGGTTTTTATTGTAATTCTCAAACAGTAACAGAAGAAGCTACTATTGAGCAACTTCCCACTTCTATTCTAAAAGACTTTAGCGGCAACGGCAACCACGCCTATTTGTATGGTGGTAAGGGGAAGCTGAATAGCGGAATGGGAGTGTATAAATTTGACTTTCTTTCTGACTTACGTATTAATTCAGCATATATACCCTACTCTGATAGGCAAGAAGATAAGATTTGTTCTTTGATAGAACATCCTGCTGGTTGGTTATTTCAGTTTATCAGTCTTAGTGATATTCCGGCTTTTAAAGTAGAAGTAAAAGGAATAGTTAATGATAGGTTTGTTTATAGATATTATGATGAAAACGGAAATAGAGGTAAAGAGATTATTATAAACAAAGATGGTATTTACGAATTACCAATAAGTTATAGTGTAGAAAATAATACTGGTGTTGGTATTGTATGTAGTGATGCTTGTGTAGATAATGTTTGCTTTACCCAAATCCCTGACTACCCCAACCAGCTCTGCTACGACGGCAAGATGTACGCCGTCTGCTACGACTTCCCGATATTAACGGATTACACGGTGATGGCGGAGAGGACGTGGTTTGAGAATAGAAATGTTTTCTTGGCAAAAGGAAACATTACTACTGAAGCTAAATACGCATTTATATTTGAAAGATTTAAGCCTGATGGGGTGATGGCTGTACAATCTTTTGGTGCTTGGAATGATGTTGTATCGACTACAGACAGTTGTATTTCGTATCTAACAAAAAACAAGTACAACGGTATTGATATTAGAAGCGGAATAGGTGCAGATGATGATATGCTATCAATTGGCGGTGCTCTTAATAAAGGTAATATAGAATTAACTTCTGTTTGTTGTCACGGCGCCATCATAGTCGCCGACCGCAGCTTCACCGAAGAAGAAATAAACTGGCTAAAACAAAACTGGGATAAGATATGAGAAATAACATCTTAGGTGCGGTGGTCTATCTATCCACCGCCATAGTATTCGGTGGCAGCACTGCACTGCTGATGCTTTTTATCAAGGAGAACAGCGACCGTTGCTACTACTATAACGGCAAGTGGAACAAAATAGACTTGCTGTGTGGAGTTGCCGCAATATGTGCAGGTATGGTTGTAAATCATTATTTGTTGAGATTATGAAAAAACTACCCTGGCTATTAGTTGTATTGCTGGCCATCGCTTGTGTGGCGGCGTGGTTCCGCCGGCTCGAGCCTTTGCCGGCAGAAATCCGTACCGAGACGAAGATACAGACGGTTGTCAAACTTGATACGGTTCTTATCTCCTCGCCGATAGCTGTCTTTTGGCAGATATTGCCGAATGACACAGTACGTATAGGTGATACCTTGCTTCATCGCAAACGGGTTGTGTATGAAGATAGCCTGTATCGTGCGGTGGTGAGTGGATATGTAGACCCACGGCTGGATAGTATGACTGTGTATCCGAGGACGGTTTATCAGACGGTAACGAATGACATCTATCATCCGGTTCCCATCAAACCGAAGAAGAAGCGTTGGGGATTAGGGTTGCAGGCTGGGTATGGGTATCCAGGCGGCATGTACGTAGGAGCAGGAATAAGTTATAATCTATTTGTATGGTAAGAAAGAAATTAACGATGTAGAAGTTGGCTTGTAGCTGACACTCTTTCGGGGCTTAGAGTAAAAAGAAAGCCCCATTTCCCTTCACTGTCTGCAAACTTCAAGGGAATAACAACACGGCAGTATTGTTTTGGGGCTTTGTCCTTATAAACAACGCTTCCGTGTTTTTGTTTTCAGAACTTTTATGTTTTAAAGCAGAAATATGAAAATGAAGGAATTATATCAGACGGTAATGGCGGCGGTTTGCCGCCATACAGAAATAAGGGAGGTTGATATTTTAGGAAGCAACCGCGAAGAGTGTGTAGATGCCCGTTACATCTTAATCCATATTCTTGCTCACTTTTTGACGGATGAAGAGATAGCCGGGCAGACTAAATTGCCGCGTCAATCAGTTAATCGGATACGGAATAGATTTGCTGCTAAAACGAACAAATGGAGTATCCGTAACAACCTGCACGAAATTAGTTCAGAACTAGCTCACAATCCGCTCACGTCTTCTATAATAGCACATTGATTATCCCGTTCTTTGTCATGCAGCCTTATCGGGTTGCCTTGAAACAGTTTAAATATTAAAGTTATGAGAATTAAAGGAATGAGCGGTGAGGAATATAATGTCACCGGACAAGGACAAGGTAATTACAACACGGTTGGGGCTTCTGCCGGCATTGCATCTTTTTTGGGGCTGAATGCAGGGAATATTCTTGGCGGTTGCGGTAATGTGAGAAATGGCGGTTGTGCAGGCCCGATAGAGGTTATCACCTCCGAAGACAAACCGATAAGCCGATATGAGGCGGGAATGATGGATAAACTTGCAGCTAAGGATTCTGAAATATCCTTGTTGAAAGCCAACACCTACACAGACCAAAAACTTGCGGATGTTTATGACCGCCTACTGACAATTGTCAACAAGAACAAGGAAGACCAGAACGCAATCAATATGCAGCAGGCCGTATATAATGGCACCAATACCGCCACCTTAAGCTGTATGAAACAGCAGATTGCGGAATTGGTAGCCTTAAGCGAGCTTGTCGTTCCTCAACGTAAGGTTTGTGATACTGGATGTTGCGGTTGTAACAACTAACGCACAAGCTTATGTTTTCAAACGCTCAAAAATTGGCGGCTGTGCTCAATAAGTGGGCACAGCCTGCTATACAGGGATTACTTGGAGGACGGTTAGGGCAATTGCCGTTTATTGCAAATATAGATGCGAAAGTGCGTTCCACCGGTTGGGTCAGCCCAATGTGGAGCATTTCCAAAGAGATAGCTCCCGTACTGAACGGATTGTCCTCATCATTGATTGAACCTATGCTTGCAGGGTATCTGCAAGGAGTTCCGGATAACGCCATACCGGAACTGGCACATAAAGTCGTGGATGATGCTATAAAGAATGGGGGACTTTCGTTGTTTGAGGGAAAAATCGAGTTTGAGAAAGAAGATTTGGAAGAATTAAAATCGCTTCTTCGGTATAATCTGCCTATCCAGGACGTTCCTAATTCCTATGAAGTATTAACAGAAGAACCTATTTCGCAAGGTGAAGATGCGGAAGATAAATAATACAAAAAGACAATATCATGATTCAATTAACTCCAATTGCAATCGCTGCTACCAGCCAACAATACTTGGTTAATGTAGTGGAAAATCTGTGCCAGGCATATTGTGTCAATGCCGGAGCGCAACCCACCGGCTTGGTGAATTTTACAGTAGCCGACCAGTATACAGTAGGGACACAAACGATAGTAACCGTTAACGCGGCTTCCCTTGTTACTTATACTCCCAAAGGAAGTTGCCGTAGTGTTACCAAACAGTTCTTGGAACAGTTTAAGGTAGCATTTATCGGTACAGCCGGGGAAATCCCCTCAATCTCCATTACGCCACTTGTCACAAGGATTACGCCGGAAAATATAAAGTGCTGTAACCGTGCGTTTGGAGTAAGTCTTGCAACTCCGGTCACTATTTCCGCCACCTTTCCGGCTTGATTATCCGAACGCGCCAAAGAAAAAGGGGCGAAAAGATGTTCCGGTAAAAGGGGGAATAAAGAAGTATAAACCAGGGAGGACGAAAGCCCTCCCTTAAAAATATTATTATGAAGACAAAGGAAGAGATGATAGAACGGTACAATACACTTTATGAGAAAATGGCAGAAAGCCAGAATCCGAAAAATATGAAGATTTTCGGAGAGGCGGAAAGGTATATGTTTAAGGAGCTTGCAGCCGTACATCCGGAAATGGCTGAAACATGGCTGTCAAGGCTTGAAGCTGTATGCTGGAACAATTATCTGTCAGAAAGGGAAGCCATTAATATTGGCAGGCGTATTGTCAATCAGAATGGGATAAAGGGCTTTCATTGGAACTATGAAAACTTTTGCAATGCCGTAAAAGGTATGAATGGGAACATAGAGGATAAGCCTTATTATAACAGTTATGCGCTGTTTGTGGCAGCCAATATGATTTATTCCGACCACGCCAACAGCATATCGGAAGATATGGGATACAAGGCCGTGCAAGATGTCCCCAACGAAAAGATGGCACTATCATGTTATAAGAAAGCCGTTGAGATATTGAAAGATGAAGATGGTGGGTTTCGTATACGGAAATATTTCAAACACTGGATATATGAAAGCCCGGCTATGTAGTATTGAGGAAAAGATTGACAAGTTGATACTGATGGTAGAAAGGCTTGACGGTTTGCGTGGCTTTGGAAGTAATATTTTGGCAAACATTATTGGGGATGTGATAACTCAGAAGTAATGAAAGGCTATTTGGACATACTGATAGAACAAGCAGACGGCATGATGTACTGCGACTTCTGCCGCCTGCTTAGCATTCTCCAATGGAACGTTTAGAACGCTTTGAACGGGTTCTCCATTGGGTTATACCGCTTGCCGTTTTGGTGAGGGTATTAGCTTGGTGTCTCTAATTCTTTTACTTTTTGTAGGGCACAGCACAATACATATATGGTGCTCATGTTCGATTTGACAAAATCAGTATTCCCGTCATCTACGTATTGCACATAATCAAAAGCCAGTTCAATAAGTTCTTCCCGTAATTCTTCGGGAGATATGCAGTCTTTGAATAATTCGTCTATTGCGCTAAGGTCGTATTGCTTCTTAGCAGGTATTGTATTTCTTTCCATGATGAATATTTGTTTAGTCTTTTAGTAAAAGCCCGCCCGGAATAGGTACGGGCAGGGCTTGGCAATAGGGTTAGGCTGCTTTAGATTCTCTCACCATATTGGATATGATGTTGTATATCTTATCAAGGAAATGATTTCTCTCCGCTATTTCAAGTTTGGATTCGTCTCGTCTTGCTTTCTTGTAGTTCCGTATGGAGATATGGTATAGGTAATACAGCTGGTCATAAATCTTGTGCCATACGTCTTGCTGCCTTATATTCATGGCGGATGCGTATTTGTTTACCAGCTGCCGGATGTTGTCACGCATAGACAGCTGCGGCAATTCTTCCGAAGACATAGCCACTGACAATAAGAATTTCCCGTTTTCTTCCCGTTCTTTCTTTATTTCCGCAATCTCATTCTCTATATTCTCTATCCGTTTCTCGTATTCGAGGTTTATGTTCGCTTGCATTGCAAACATCTGTGCGGAAGAAAGATGCCGTTTCAATGCGTTTTCCATAGAGTTGAATGCTGCGATGTATTCCAATTTAAATTTTAGGGCTTTCTTACCAGTGAATCCCATTGCCAAAAGAGTGAACCCGTCTCGGTTCATTATAAATCGTCTTGCGGATTTCACCCCTCCATTGGGCTGTGGAACATCTTCTGTATATTCCACGAACATGTCCCGAACTTTTGCGTCACATTCATTATCAGCGTTTTGCAATAAATTATCTATTGCTCTTACTACATCGTTTGGCTCTTTGCCAAACTTTTCAGCAACCAAAATACTATTGGTTAACACTTGGTCATTTTGACCTTTAAAAACTAATTCATTTGCCATTTTTGTAACGTTTTATGGCATTGCAGAAAGAAGACGGTCTGCAATTAACCCGCCGTTACACATACCTAAGAGGCAGTTGGGAGGCTATTAACTCTCCACACGGGTTTGCAGACCGCTATAATATACAGCGTTAGCTTACAAACATAAAAAATGCCTGCTAATAGCAGACAACCGTCCGCCTCTTAATATGTGTAACGCTGCAAATATACCTCTAATTTCTATAACGCCAAATAAAAAACTTAATATTTTACTTTTCTACCCCATATCATCGCGTTATACAGCGAAGTAGCATACATCTTAACCTCTTCCTTGCTCTCAAGGAAATCAACCTTAGAGGCTGCTATCATAGCCTCTGTATAAATCTCTTTGTTTAAAATATTATTCTCTTTCATGTTATCTGCATTTAACTTTTGTAAGTCCATACTTAGCCAACCTTAGATATATCGTCCTTATGCTTACATTCAGCATCTCTGCCATTCTGCGGGGCGGTATCTTTTCTTCCTTGTACAACTTGGTAATGTTTTCTTCCGAAAGCGGGTCTACAAACGTTTTCTTTGGCTCTGTTATCCCCATCCGTTTACGTGCTTTCGCTGCATATGCTTCATTCTGTTTGTCTTTTGTGACGTAAATAACAGTGGTCTTGTTAAGGCGTAGAGGGAATAGCCTTCTTTCCACTTCCTTGTGTTGTTCGGCAAGGCTTTCTACATCCCCGTTGACCGTAGTGTCAATCTTCTTGTATTTGTCCGGGATGCGGGAATGTCTGTCTCTGATTATTCTGTCTGCTCTTCTCATGACTTCTCTTCATTGTCTGAAAACACTAAATTTTGTACTTCTTCTTCCCATATATCTCCCTCATTTCCTTCAAAGTCAAGATATACCGTATCTTTAGGGCTTGGATTGTTGAAACTAGAAAGCATCCCTATTACCTGCATGGGTATGGAAAGTCTTTCTCCTTGTGGTGACGGGAGTTTTATTCTCACCCGGTCACCGATTTTTAATTCTGTTATATCCATTATTTTATTATACTAAATTTATGATACCACTTGTCCGCATGGCTGAACCATCCTATAATGAATGATTTGCCGAAGAGGGTTGCTTTGTATAGTTTACTCATATGCCTATTTCTTTTGCGTAGCGTTTCAATTCTCCAATGGAAAATAATCTCTCTTTCTCGTAAATCCCGGCTGCACTATGTTCAAGACTACATCCATTGGAATAATGCCACCCTTCAAGGAATAGCACAGCATCGCATTGAAGAAGGGCGGTAATATCCCTGCCTATATGCTCTTCATAACTCGTGTCCGGATTTGAAGACACCTCTAAGGGAGATACCGCTTCAAAACCAAGTTGTTCTATAAACTCGGAAGCGGATTTGCATCTTTTCTCAACATCTTTTATGTCATACCCGGTGATAGGCAGACTGATATATATTTTCTTTTTACTCATGTGTTTCTTTGTTCTTTAATTTATCAAGGAACTTGCTATCTCCCGAATAATCCGCACCGATAGCCTTTTTACTTTCAACAATCTGTTCCAAAAGGGTTATAGCTTCCTTTTTCACTTCTTCTACTTCATTATAACCGCAGGCTTTATCAACCAACTGCTCCATAGTCGATTTAGGCTTGGAAAGCTGTTCTTTGAGCTTGTTTAATCTCCAGTAGCAGTAATCAATTGTGGCGACGTGTTCTAAATTACTCATAGTTGCTTTTTCAATAATTCCGGGCTGTCGTAAATATTGCCTGCATATCTAATCCCGAACATATCTATCATTTGTCCTATTGGCTTATTTCCAAGATTTTGAGACAGAACTTCTAATAGCACAAAAGAACCGATTTTATCACTATACACTACTTCACATAGTACACCAGTGCATTCAACCAAATCATGCTCATATATTTCTCTATCATTGTATTTAACTCCCGTGAACTGCCCAACAGTTTCAGCCCATACGTCATCGCACCGGCAGTTTTCCGGAGAATGCGTTTTCCCCTATACGGAAGTAAGAACATAAACCATCCCTTACATATTCTCTATCTTCAAATCTACTTCTAATAATATCTGTTTCTATCTCTTTAATACCTTCTGTTAAGGCATACTTTGTTATAAATACTTTTACCATAGTTGTAATCATTTATAAGGTTAAAGTGAATTAAGAGAGGCAGCGGACACGGGGCGAACCCAATCGTCACTGTCCTGAATGTTGTCGTATCTAAAACCGTCGCCCCAACTGAGAATAAAATTGCGTTTGTTTCCTTTTCTCGTAGAACACCAATACCAGTCATCTTTCACTGGTTGTTTTCCGCAGATAGCTAAGGCTGCATTCAGCATAACCTTATGTTCATACCCTAAGACACTCTCTTGTAGTGTAGGAATGCGCCAACTTAATCCACATAAGTCCAATGCTATGACTTTCTCAGCAATTTCGCTTCCGGATGCAGCCAATGCTTTGGTATTGCCTATTCCATCGGTATCCTTCATGCCTTCTTCTGTGGTTGGATATATCTTTCCTGTTTGCTCTTTCTCCCAATCAAGAAGAATATGGGTATCATTATCCATATCTTCCGGATAGAAGAATAAAGCATTGCCATCATGGATAATAACTACACATTGTGCCTGTTCGTTTTCTTCATGCAGTCCCCAAAATTTAGGTTCTACAAAATTCTTATTGACGGTAAAGATGAATACACCATTACCTACATTTTCTTTTGTGTAAATTCCTTTGCTCATAATAGTTATATACTCTTATTCGTTAATCATTAAACAAATCAACAGCTTTCGCAACCCAATACCATATCACGAAATAAAAAGCGTATTTGGCTAATCTTTCGCAAGCTTGTGAAGGCTCTAACCCAACAATGAAATTCCACGTATTATACTCATATACACAAATTAGATATGATATAATGATAGAAACCAGTATATATATAAATCTTCTCATATAAGTTTTAATACTTCTTGTATTCCGGCTTCAAGTGCTTCCTCGTAGGTCTCCCACTTCCCGCCATCGTTAGGTCCTTTGGTATTATCGTCTTCCATCCATGTACCGCTATCGGCTTTTACGATAACATAGCCATAACCATAAGTGTTACGGTATATTTCAATATGTAGGTTCTTGGTTTTACGCAGCCACTTTTGGGCGATATACAATACTGGACACAAAAATTCAACTGATTCGTTATCTATTTCCGTACAACACGACATACTTTGCGGAAGGTCATATTTTGTAATAACCTTATTGCGGTCTATTAGGTGTTCACACTTCCAAACGAAACCTTTCTCTTTCAGCAGCTTCGCTGTTTCTAACGTTACAAGTTCTTCGGTCATAGTTATTTACCTTCTATTATTATACACCCCAATAACACCCCTAAATATTTTATCCCAAGTTCGGAAACATAGTACACGATTTGTTTTTCAATCTCAAACTCTCGCTTTTCTGCATATCCGATAGATACCAATTCCTCCCAGTCCTTATCGGAGTTATTTACTACAAATCTATTACGATAAGCCTCATATCTATTTCTTTTTATTTTCTCACGGCTAAATCCGATAGCATGTTCCATTTTTTCTATTTGCCGGAGTGATAGTTTTATATCATTCATAATCTTTTATTTTAGGTATTTCTACACCATACATATCGGCTAACTTCTGGAATTGTTTTTTCACAAACGGAGCTTCTTCCAAAGCCTCTAATACTTCTGTTTTTAAATAGGTTCCCTCAACAAAAAACACAGTCTTACTGCCATAACGATTATCATCCGGACTTGCAGAGAAAGAAAGACACCCATACCCCTTGTACGTGAAAAAATTAAAGCCGGAAAAACCGAATAATTGAAAGTCTTCATCTATTTTACTAAGGTCTTCTTTCTCTTGAGGAGAAAATCTTCCAGAAATAGCTTTAAAATGATGTCCGAGACAACCATCTGTCCCAAAATATGCTATTCTACACATAATTGTTCTTTCTTATCTTTAAAGCGTTCAATCAGTTCGTCTACGGTAGCCTTGTGATAATTGTCAATCTCAAAATCATTAGGCATCCCATAGAAATCCATTCCAGACAAACCTCCATCAGAGCCATCCCGGTATATACCCCAATCGCCCTTACCATTAGTGAATAATTGATTGTTGTCTGTATCATCCTTTAATGCAGCGATAGCCAAGAAAAGTTCCTCGTTGGTTCCGCAATCAATTCTTCCTTTCTTGGTGACAGTATCTACATCATATACCACTCCATATAAATTACCATAAGACGTTATGATAGCCTTTCCCTCTTCGATACTTTTATGACTTCCCTTGCCGTCATAATTATGTGCATCTAAAGTTGTATCACCTGAATTAAGGATTTCATATCCCAACTCTTCCAGCTTCTTCCGAAGCTCCGGTGTATTTTTGCGTATAAAGCACGGTGTTGTAAATCCCATAGTTATTCCTCCTTTTTTAATTCTTCCAATACTTTCTTCACTATTTCATAATGAGACAAATCCCAATCAGAACAAATATCATCCGCTTCATTATCGTAGTGATTGACATAAACGTATTCATTCAGGTTCTCACGAAAGGTCTCCCCATCCAATCCGCTATCATCACAATCATCGTACATTCTCAATTCATGAGCCACTTCATTACATTCTTGATGTGTGATGAAGTCGTACACAACTCTGTCATATACATTTGTTTGGCGGACATACTTTTGCCCTATCTGTATCTTGCAGCAACAAAATTCACAATTGTGTTCTTTCTTGGCTGTTGGGTAAGTTTGCTTTAGTATTGTTGGCATGATTTATTCCTCCTTATCCATCTTAATATCTGTCACTTTGCCACGATTGATAAAACCGCCACAGCTAAACAAATCGGTTGTACATACTGTGTAGTCCACCTCTGCGCATTTCTCGTACAGAGAGCATGAGGCACAATGAATATTATCTTGCACCGCTTCATGCAGCACTCCGTCTATTATTATTCCGTTCTTTACTTCCATGATTATTCTCCTTTCGTTATTTGTTTTCCTTCCTTTTTTTTGCATTCTTCACAATGCAATTTATAAGCATAAGCAAACACATTCAAAGTAATATCATCAAAATGAAAGTCCGCCTGCTTGCCTTCTACTACAACAGAAACACATAAGCTTCCATTACAAAAATTAATATATGCTTCACCACCTCCATCTCCCTGAATGGAAAGGGTTTGTGTCTGTACACTATCCATGATTCACCTCCTTCTCTGATATTCGTTTTAATGGATCAAAACTCATATTTATTCGTTGTACCCCATCTATAACGTCTCTTATATTGAAACATTGTAAACTGCCCAAAACGTTTGTCATTCTAAATACAGGATTTGCCATACAAATATCAGTAAGAGCGTCTATCAACAGTTCTTTACTTAGATGTCGCAACTGAATCTTGATTAAATTCCGTATTTCTTCATCATTCATAGTTATTCTCCTTTCCGATATATCCATTTTCAACGCACCAGCAAAGCGTCTCGTAGGCTGCATCAATAAGATTTTTTAAATGAAAATAAGATAAAAGACATCCTGCTCCCTCATACTCGACATGCCACATTTTCTTGTATTCACTAACTCTGATTGAAAGACAAAAATATTTTTTTATGACAGGCGGCAGCTTGTCAAGAATGTCCTGCAAGGTATAAGTTTCATGATAATAGTCGTAATTCGTATCGGCATCCGGAGAGGTTACAACCATGTTGTCTGCATCTGATTCATTCCACTCGAAACACATGCTTCCATCGCTTGTATCCAGTCCAAGCTCCTGCAAATGTATCATCTGTTCGACTGATAATACTTGTTTTGATTTCATAATCATTGCTTTTTATTAGGTATTAAATCATCCAAATACGCCCATTCTTCAATTGCATCTTTGGAACACTCGTAATCATCGCACTCTTCATCGTCCCAGCACTGCTCTGTTACATTCCAATAGCGGACACCGTAACCAGTTCCAGTGCTTAATTTCCCATATACAAGGCATGGTATCTGCGGATAATGTTCATTTTCGTATTCTCCATGAGCTTGTGGCACTTCATCTTTAGTCTTGTGCCACACGCTGTTGATATGCCAGTTCGCACCAGCAATAAATCCTTCTTTAAATTCATCTGCACCACATTCGCAACAATCGAATGCTGTATTATGACCGTTACAATGTTCGCAATATTCACGTTCTGAACATGGATAGGTCCCATTACAATTATAATGCTTATGAATTGCTTCCCTTGCTGCTTCTTTTATTGTCTGTTTCATATCTTATTCCCTTTCCAATCAGTTTTGAATTATCTCTATTGTGTTAGTCATTTAAAGATTCTTTTCAGCCCCACATTCATAGCATCTCTCTTAGCTTCGTCTGAAGGGTGAACATATATATTAAGAGTTGTACTAACATCTGAATGCCCCAAAATAGATGATGTCGTTTTTATATCCACCTTATTTTCAATGAGAGTTGTAGCAAATGTGTGTCTTAGTCCATGAAACTTAATACAGTGGTCTAATTTGACTTTTTCAAGTATATAAGCTTTGTAATAATTCCGAAATGTACGAGGCTCAATAGGAGCATCCGAACAGGTGCAGACATAATAATCATCATTACTTACCGATTTAAACCTTTTCACTATCGAAAGAATACCTTTCATAATAGGAATGTACCTATCAGATGATGTGGTTTTAGGAGTGCCTATTTCAATCCACGTCTTTTTAGTATCAGGGTCATAAATACGCTCCATTGTTTTATTTACATGAATCATTTTGCAGTCTAAATCAACATCTTTCCATTGCAAAGCACATACTTCGCCTATTCTCATTCCTGTGCAGATAGTAAGCAGTATTCCAAGATTGCGAGGTGACGGGTTCTCTATGGCATAATCTACTATTCTCTTGTATTCAGCATTTGTATACCTTTCTATTTTAGATACGCCTGTTTTAGCTTTAGTAGGCCACGTCATTTTCCAGCGAGTATCTGGTACATTTATTTCAAATTCTTCGGAAGCGAAATGTATGAGCATTTTTAATACAATTAAAATATCATTGCAGTATTTTGACGATTGCCCGTCCTTCTCCATCAATTTGTAAATAAATGGAACAATAGTTTTTTTATTGAGATTTTCAACATCTTCATTGCCCATTATCGGATTTAAGATATTTGTATATATCATCTTATAAACAGACAATGTAGACGCTTTCACTTGTCTCTCTTTTATAGGTAACCAAGCCTCATATACTTCTTTCAATTTCATTATTGCATACTATTTTATCATTTATATTAGCTTTTATTATATCCGAAAATCCCAATGTGTCATCGTGGGCATTCAGTAGTATATATTTCTGCTTTACAATATTTTCAAGCACATCTCCATGATACACATATCCCATTATTCCACGAATGGAAAGGTTTAATAGTAGTATTGGAATAGAACGTGATGATAACTCCCAACATGTCACTATGTGTTGAGATGGAAAATGCTCATATGGAAGAAATTTGCGACAACGCTGCCACCAATCTGCAATAATCATAGAGCCATTGCCGGCGGTCGGTTCGTGAATTGAACCTAATTGCCCTGTGAGTTTGGAACACAAAACTCCAAGAGTATTCGGCGTAAAATCCTGTTTCTTTTGTTTTCGCTCCGATAATTCGTTTTCATACAATTCTTGAAACCAATCATACGACATATCATAACCATTCATTCGCATTAACTCGTGATAGATTATATTACGCTCTCTAATATCTCCTTCGATAATGCGCATTACTGCATTGGGTAACTCGTTCAAATCCTCTATCTTGAAAAGACTAAATACTTCTTCTTTTTTCATAATACGCTATATCTCTTTTTAAAATATTTCTTATCAAAGCGATAGACCGTGAAATCCTGGCTTCGACATTTCCTTTGCTAATATTCAATGATTTTGCTATCTCCTCATTACTATAACCATTATATCGCATAGCCATTATGTCTCTATCTTTTTTTACTTTTAGCAAACCGAATATTGGAAATTCAAATTCATTATTTTGACAATAAATATCAAAATTGAGTTCAAAAAACTTTTTTATATGGTTAATATAATCCACAGCTCTCTTTTTGCAATACCATACCCAAGTAGCCAATATATCACTCTTGCTTCTATTACAAGTCACAAAGACGAATGCATCCTGAACTATATCTTCTGAATCCTGCATTGATAATCCATAACTAAATGATAAATAGATACATATACGTTTAAAAGAACTCTTATATAGCGAAGTACAGCTGTTCATTACGCTTATATCTATAATGACATTTTTTTCATTAGGTATATACAAATTAGATAACGTATAGTCATCATTATTACCGTTTTTATATTTAGGCCTTAAATCTAACCATTTGTGAGCTTTAAAGGCATTATACACACATTGTGCTACTGTTACATGTATCTCTTTTTTTGCCCCGATAGATAATCTTACAAACTTTTCTGACAACTTTCTTTTGTCATGATGTTTGGGAATTATAAAACATTTATTAGCAATTTCTTTACAAAAAAATACATCGCCACTATCAGTTATATAATATCTCTTATTCGGAGAATCCAAGAGAATGGGTATTTGCGCAACCTTTTTCCCAGTTTTTTCTTTAATGTACTGCCGTGTCATTTCCATCGAGCTTACGAACCAGCCGTCTTTTATATTCATTTGTTTTCCTTCCTTTTATTCCGTTCCCGATTGTCTTCCGAAACACACATTTTGCACCATGATGTCTTGATGTGATACGCCTTTCCGTTGCGGTGAATCGTTCTATCGTAGAAGCAGGATAGCAAAAGCGGTCTTTTGCAGCGGCTGCACACCTTGCGTTCTACACCGTCCACCATCACCCGGTTCCTCGGTTTCCGCTTCACTATCTCGCACGGACCGCATTCGGATGCACCGTACTTCCGGCAATAGGCAAGGGAATACTTGCCACATTTGGTGAAAGAGGTGCAATCGGAGCGGGGGACTGTCTGATGGATGTTCATACTATTTGCCTTTTTCTATAGATTCTATTGCCAGAAATATCTCATACATTACTTGTGGGACAATCGCATTGCCGTATGCCTTTATCGATTCCTGCCGCCACTTTGAAAAGGCAATACCGTCCAATCTGGTGGAAATCCCATCATCTCGGCTACAAACAGGGGATTGAGTAGGGAAGTTTTTCCATTCCCTAATGGCGTATTTTGAATTATTTTCGCAACAGCTTCTTCCAAGTTCCCTTTGTTCCGTTGTGCCAGATGTAGGTTGTTCAGATTTATATCGTTCACTTTGTTGGCTCTTGGAGTAGGCAACATTCCGTTTACCGCCATTGCTGTCAAAGCTGTGCCCATTTGGCTGTTCGGATTGTACTTCTTTGTATATTTGTCCGCTTCCCGAGCATTGGGAGTAGGAAGAAGTCCCATCTTCGCGGAAAGTGCCAATGTTGGCCGTTCCTTTGCGTTCGGCGATAGTGACTTGTTGATTCTTCCCGTTCCTCCATCTATGGCTGTCGGTGTCGGGAGCAGTTCTACCGGATAGAATGTTGTCTTCCCATTTTCGTTGCATACCTTCAACCCCTGCGTCTGCACGGTGGGCAACAATTTTCTCTCCGCATTCAACCTTGCATTCATCGCCTCCTCTTTTGTATCGAAAAATCCGAGGTGAATCCTTTTCCTGTTCACATAGATTATCGCATGCCATTTGTTCCGTCCCTTCGGTTTCCTTACTCCTGAACCTTTCTTCCGATTGTGAAGATTTTCCCAATGAGCTAATATCCGAAGATTTTGCTTTCTGTTGTCCGTTTTGCATCTGTTGATATGGTCCACTTCCTCGTTTTCCTTCGGACAGCAAATCAATCTGTGCATCAAGATAGTCTTCCATTTCTTTCCATCTTCTTTCGCTCTGATTGTTCTGTAAACATACCCTGAATTGTTTATCTTCCATTTCCATTGATTCAGAAACGGAAAATCTTCCGAATCTACAAGTATATCCACTCCCGATGTTGTTGTTATTGTCTTGTATTCTTCTCGCAATAAAGAAGACACGGTCCCTTCTGTGCGGCGCTCCGACGGCACAAGCCGGAATAACAACCGGTTGGACGGAATATCCTTCACGTTCAAGGTCGTTACACACTGTTTCGACGACGTATTCCTGCCGATGCAATATTCTTTTTCGGTCAACCTCTCCGAACAGAGATTTTTCACGTCCCAACGCAGTTTCACTGCCGGGTTGTACCATCGAGAGGATTCCAGCAACGTTTTCACCAACAACCCAATCGGGCTGAATCTCCCGTATCGCTCGTAGCATTTCCGGCCAGAGGTAGCGGTCATCTTCCGCTCCCTTTCTCTGTCCGGCACAAGAAAAAGGCTGGCAGGGGAACCCTCCGGTGAGGACATTGATTTTTCCCCGCCACTCTGTAAAATCTGTTTTCGTGATGTCTTCATAACTTTTGCTGTTTGGAAACCAATAATCAAGTATTTTTCTCCCGAACGGGTTTATTTCACAATGGAACACGTTTTTCCAGCCCATTATCTCGGCAGCTATTTCCGGGCCACCAATGCCGCTAAACAGAGAGCCGTGTGTCAATTCGCTTTTCTTCATTTCCATAATTCAGAACCACTCTTCATTCGCCCTAACCTCTACCGAGAGCCAGTCCATGAGGAAAGTTATAAGGTTATAAATAGGTTTCATCTCACTAAACTTTTATCGCGTTGGCAATATTATCCGCATCCGACAGTTTTCTTACCAGCACATCAAACGCCGCCGTACACCGCTCTGTGTTCATATTGACCGTTTTCCCGATTTTCAAACTATCGGAAGCAAGGTTCATCATCCTTGCCACATTTGAAAGCTTCAAATATTCCAACGTGAACCCGTTGAACCGTGCATCTTTCTTCCGAAGCTCTTTAATCCTTTCGTCAAACTGGATGCAGGCGTAATCACACAATGTCCTTGCAAGTTCGAACCTTGCAATCTCTGCGGAATGGGATATGCCGTTATCGTCAAGAACCTGCTTGAATTGCCAATACAACATATCCACGTGCTTGTTCACTTCTTCCGTATACTTGTCGTTGCAGTCGGCGAAAAACTCGCTCCGGTCTGAACCGATAACGCTGTTTACAGTACGCTCGTATTCCTTTCTTGCCTTATCGGCATCATTCAAATACCGCTTGAATGCCTATTTGTAATAAGGCGTTCTTTTCATTGCATGCAGGCACTCGATAACCTGCCCGCAACAAATGTCGTTCGTGAGCAATATGTTGTAGGTGCACAGAACTACAAGGCTCTCATATTTGCTGATTATCTGATTTGCCGTGTCGGTAGTCATTGCCTTGCCTGTTCTGCCTTGTTCATATTCTTGTTTCTGCTCTCTTTTGCAAGTTCATCAATCATGCGCTGATACTTCCTTGCCACCAACGGGCAGCGTATACGCATTGCATTGTCACGCTGCCACTCCAATTGTTCGATTTTCTTTTCAATCTCTATGTCCATAATCATTTTTTCTTGAATTTCTCGCATATCCTGCCGTATCTGCCACAAGCGCACACTCTATGGCTTCTAATTTTACAAAAGCATGAGTTCTCGATAAAGTCTGTGGCGTATGAGCATTGGCGGCAGTGGACGGGGGGTAGGGGTTCTTTTGTCTTTGCCATCTATCTTCGGCTTTCACCTTCAATTTTAACCACATTGAACATCTCTTTCACCCGGTCGGCTATATAGGCTCCATACCGTTGAGAGAACTCCTTGTCCGGGTCAAGATTGGTAGTCATGTGGGTATAGAAATTATATCGCTGCTCATAACGAAGTTGTAAAACGGTCTGAATGGCATTTATGCCCGTACCAAAGTGTTTGGCATCCATAGGCTCCCGTCCTACTTCGTCAATGGCAAGATTGTGCATACATGACCTATCTGTGTATAGGTTCAACCCGATAATACCTTTCTCGGCAAACTGTAAGGCAATCTCGGCAGCACTGGTAAACTGAAAGGTCAATCCAGCATCCGCGCCGCCAATACAATAACGGGCGATTTTTGCCGCATAGTTCTGTAGCCCTTTCAGCAAAGTGGACTTGCCCACTCCGATAGAGCCGTGTAATAATAATCCCTTGCTTACATCCAATACTCCGGGAATCCCCCAAACCCATTGATAAAGGGCTTTCAATAATTGGCGATTACTATCATCAACCATAAAGACTGGCGAGATTGTTTTCATAGATGCAACGAGTTGATTACGCCAATATATGTCAGCCTGTTCCCTGCTCCATTGCTTCTGATTAGCCTTATTTGCCGAAAACGATTGATTTGATACCGGCGGAGCTTTTGTCTGGTTCAGTATCAAGTTTCCGATTCTTTCCATAATTTTTTAGTTCAAATAATCCGGAATAGTTGTTTGCTATTGATTGCTCAACAATACATCTTGCTTTTTGGGGGTTGTTGTCACTTAACTCTAATAGATGATTATAGCACATTTTTAGCGACTTAGCAGATTTATAGTTTTCCCTTCGCTCGCGCTTATATTCAAGCCATTCCCTAAATGCATCTTTAAAATCCTCATCAACAAAAGACAAATCAACTTCCTTGTTTTTGGGAATCGCTTTCTTATCTCCGTTAGGAGATTCTTTCTCTATATCATTTTCATTATCATTTTCATTAGGCTTGTTTTGGGTTGTTTGGGTTGAATTTAACCCACTGGGTTGTTTGGGTCGTTTCGATTTTGCGTTGCTATTCCCAATCGGAGCACCACCTTTACGCCCGTTGTTCCGGTTTCTCTCGACAATGCCATAATATTTAGTTTCGTCTATCTCAAATTGGTTGATAAAGAAACCAAATGCCATTTCAATGTCCTCCTCTACCGTAACCTCCTCGCCAAGTTGATACTTGAAAATTGCACGGAATAATCGTCCAAGCTGTTTGTCTGATAATCTTGATATAGGTTTGTAGAAAGACTTATATAGTATAAAGCTATCTTTTGCCATTGTCATACATCTTTCAAATAATCGTTTACAACTTTTATAAACTCATCAAGTGACCGGACAACGACATATTTGGCGCCGATACTTTCAAACTCCTTCTGATAGGCTTTCTGATTCTCCGACTGCCTGCCTGTTTTAGTCTTTAATTCTACCCCACAGAAAGGATAAAACTTATTCGGTATAAGAAGTATCAAATCGGGGAATCCTGCACGAACGCCCATCTGCTTGAACTTTGCAACTTCAATTGAATTGCGTTTTCCGCCATTTGGAGAGTGATGGAGAGTTAGTCTATATTTAGGATATGCGTAATTAAACCACTTTACGCAAGCTTTTTGGAGTTTGTCTTCTAAATGTCTCATGCAAATTATGGTAGTTTTAATTTTATTTCATTGATAAGTTCTTCATTGGATATACAATAGCCGGCATTAGCTATGTCGCATAAGTGCCTTTTTAAATCGGCTGGATTGTTAAATTCAATAGGTTGCTCTCCAAAAGGAGTAATGGGAATTCCTTTTTTATATACCACATGCCCTCGTTTTTCTATTTCTTCAATCAAATCTTCATCAGAGGCGACGGTCATAAAATCATCGAGATAATCGTCTATATATATGTTCGTTTCGGTTGTGATTGTAATATACTCTCTTTTTTTCTTCATATATATTTGATTTTAAGTTCCACATCCACCGGCTTATCTTTCATCATGGAGAAAACATCGAGTATCCTCTCCTTAGTCAACTGGATAGGTCGGGTCATTATTCCACTTTCTATGTTTTCCAACGGTATCTTCTTTCCGTCATAGGTAATAAGAACCGCAGAAGTTATTACGTAAGGACTCATGTCTTGTATTGTTTCTTTATCTGCCTTGCAATCTTCTTGTTCAGCTTACTTAGACGCTCTGCCTGCTTGCTGTCACCTCCAAAATTATGAATGTCTGACTTTCGGTCTGCGATAAGCTTCTGAATGATTGCACCTTCGGATTTGGTTATTGTAAGTTTCATAATGAGTTGTAGTTAGTGGGGAAGTTCCGAATCGAACAGAACACGTTATTTTGCTGGATGGTAAAGGATAATAAACTAATGAATAACTAATACTAATTTTAAAACAAAATAATTGGCAATCAAAAAGAATAACCGCCCAATACGTTCAACGCTACCATATTCCCCATTTTCTCGTCAGTCCCCGTATACAGTGCCATTGGCGTAACCCTGGTTGGGCTTGGCGAGATTGTATGGATAAAATTATTTCCCAAAAAGACCTTCACAGGCTATCGCTCCCGGATAGGCGGTCAAGCCACACCGGGATAGTTAACTGTTAGCTGAAATTAAATCACTTAACCCGAACCTTTCACGGGACTTCTGCGTGAGCAGAGGGCTTTCGGTTAATTATATCAAGTCTAAAATCTTTGTCTTTGCAATAGCGTCCAGTTTCATATCTTGAAGCCCCTGTTTCATGTATTCCGCTGCCTTTTTGTTGGCATCGTCCATGTCTTTTGCCGAAAGGAGAACATAGTATTTATTCTCCTTTTCTTTTCCGTTGTCGTCTACGAAAATCTCAACAAGAGTAACCTTATAAAAGAACTCATCTTCCTGCTTTTCGTTGACAATCTCACGTATCTTGCTTCGGCTGATTGCGAAAACATCACAATCGCCATTGTACAGTTCATTGCCTTTCAATTCCACATGACCGAAAAGTTCATCATCAGTTATGTAATGTTCGGTGACTTCTTTTTCATCACCTTTCTCGTTAACCTTGTTTACTTTTAGCTTAAATTCGTATAGCATGATATTATATGTTTATAGGTTACACATCAGAACGGGAGGTCGTCTTCCCCGTCGGTCTGTAAGGTTGGCGCTTCCACCGTAGCTGCGGCATTCCCGGAACCCTCAAATTCATAAGGCTTGAAATCCCCCAGGTAAACCTTTGACTTGGCTTCTGCTTCTGCCTTGTTCGCATCCTTATACTGCTTTGATAAGTATTGTTTGCAGTAATGGGTATTGCCGTATTGGCTCGGCTCTCTACGCTCATTAATATTAACGTTAAGATAGACGGCTTTTGCTTTCAGGTTCTCGTCCATACTTACATAAAGGTCGTTTTCTTCTATAGGAATGACAACGCATTTCTTATTCTTGATTGTTGCTATGCCCGCTTTTTCGAGCTTTAGCAAATTTACGTTTCCGGTTAAATTCATTTCTTATTGAGTATTTGATTAATAATTTTATTTGCTTCGGTTATACGCTTCTCAAATTCGGCTATTACAGCTTCATCTCTTGTTATCTCTACAATGTGAATGCTATGCTTCAAGAACGGGCAGAAAACGACAAAATCGGCTTTGCCCAAACCCGTACAAGACATCTCCGCTTGTACTTGGTAGAAATATTTAGGATTAACAGCTTTCAGAGTTTTGTTATCCTTAACCTCTGCCATGTATTCTATGAATGTTTTAGGCAAAGGACATTTCACCTCTACCACCTTTCTTGTGCCATTCCTAATCGCTATCCGGTCGGGAGAAGCTGAGAAATAAGGTATTGTAGGATGTTGTATGCTTTCGCACTCTTCAAGTTCGCATCCGGTAACAAGCTGATAACATTCGGCTGCGAAATCCTCATTATCATGCCCAAACTCTATAAACTTGTTGTTGATGCTTACCTGGTTTTGGTATATCTCAAACAGATAATCATCTTCAATATATTTAGGAAGAATATTACGCTCTGCTGCGACTTCATATATATAGGAAAGGGCTGTCTTTCCAAACAATTCCCCTCTCTTTCCGCTTGTCATAAGGTCACCAATGCGGCTACCAGTTATCTTTCCCAAGCGGGACACCAGCCATTCCTTTGAACCTTGTTCTATCATTGTGCGGGCTGGCTAAAGATTTCACCTGTTGTCTTATCAATTACTGGCTTCATTGCTTTTTTCATAGCTTCTTTCTTTGCTTCCTTACTTCCTCTGATTGGTTTCATAAGTTCATCAACAGTAGTATCTCCGTCTTTCAGGGACTGAACAATTCCAAGAAGTAGCGCGATTTCATCTGCTTTAATCTGATTGATTGTCTGTTTACCACACAACTTGATTGTTTCCTCTTCTGTAATTCCGTATTCGTCAAATAAAAAATCTATTGCTCCTTTTCTTCTCTTGATTATTTTTTCTTCATCAGACAAATCGCCAGTGATGAACTTTTGCGCAGCCCTATAAACTTTCTCAACGACCGCTTTTGGAACGACCGCAAACACCGCATTTCTGTATGCAATACTGTTTGCTGCATTCCCAGTAACGGTAATCATATCATCAGAAAAACGTTGTCCTTTGCTATTGACAATACTTCTGCGAACTTCAAAGGCGGAAGCTACGTTCGCTTCCAAATCCCAGCAGGTTCCTCTACTGATTATCTGCTTATCGGTGATTTGAACCACCTTGGCTTCTGTCCTTATGTTCCCCCAGTTAGATACAATAATCTTGGCGAGGTGCACAGATGGGCCGGTAATAGGTTTCCCACCACGAGGTAACGCATACCCGCAGCTTTGCGCCGTCTCAACATCCATTGTTGCTATAGCGATAGAATTGTCAACGCATCTTTTAATACTTCTTGGATATTGTTTAGCTGTTGCCACTTGACTGTCAACACTGGCGCGTTCAACCGCATCTACCTGTACGATTTGTACATCCTGCGCTTCTACAGGAAGCACTTCGTAATTTTCTAATCCCATAATATGATAAATTTTTAATTCAACAATATCTTGATAACCCCTGACTAAGGCAGAGATTAGTTCTTTCTTCTTCAAGTTCAGCAGGAGTGTAATCGTATTGGTTACATTCCATCTCTGCGCGCAACTCCTCAATGTCTTCCTCTATAAGCTGAATGATTTCTTCTTTTGAAGAATACCCATACTTGGGAAGATAGTCCAAATCGCAAGCTTTGACTTCGTTCAGCTCCTTGTACAGTTCTTCAAGTTCATTTTCCATTGTATTGTGTTTTTAAACCGCCCGTACAAGGTTAAAGGGAAGCGGTGCGCACTTCGCTTCTCTCACGGCTTTTAGTACGGTAATAGCACTACCTTTGATGCGGCATAGGCCAAACCTCTATAATCTCAAATTTTCCTTTTTTGATATATATCTTATGGTTGTGGTAATCTTTGACTATTGCGTAATCAGATTCCGGTCTAATATTACCTGTACAATCTTCTACATAGGAGTTTTCATAGGCTTTCACCGTTGCACTGCCGCAGGCTTTCACCGTTGCACTGCCGTAGGCTTTCACCGTTGCACTGCCGCAGGCCTCCACCGTTGCACTGTCGTAGGCCTCCACCGTTGCACTGCCGCAGGCTTTCACCGTTGCACTGCCGTAGGCTTTCACCGTTGCACTGCCGCAGGCAAATGAGGCTGTTCTAACCTCGTGGGTATTCTTGGTATAAATACCGGCTTGCGATAATTCTTCTTCTGTGAAGTTATCTTCCAAATATTCAGCATCGATAATTTTTGCATTCCTCAAAACCCAAAACCAATTTTCAGTAATGGCTTTTAGCAGGTCGGCTTTCGTATTGCTTCTTAGACCCATTGCGTAGCCGGATTGGCATGCGCCAGCATTTTTAGCGCGGGTTAAGAGTTCTTCTTTTAATTCTTCAAATGTTTTCATATGATTGTTATTAATTGGTCTCAAGAAAAACCGGACTATCTTCACAGACCGCCCGGCTACGACTAAACAAATACTTCATCTGTAGTGAAGATGTTGCGACACCCGGACTCGAACCGGGACGAGTTGTCAAGCTCCGCACATCTAAGGTTTGACATTCCTATCATAGAGTGCTACGTCTACCATTCCGCCATGTCGCAGTGTTTCCCGACCAGCACGTGGACGGGACTGTTTACATTAAAAGCTATCATGAATTATCCACCCTTACAGGCTGTTTCTTTGTCATTAAACTCTATTTTTCCATTCATAAGAAATGGAAGCATTGAATCTCTAAGTTCTGCAAGAAGTCTATTCTCTTCATTATTTAAGTAATAAATATGCTGCTTATACATATTCATGAAAAAAGGCATGATGCTCGATAATATTTTTTTATCTGTATTTTCTATGCAAAATATTTTTGAAGCGGAAGATTGGATATATTTGTTTTCAATAATTTTCTCTTTTACTTCGTAATTCTTGAATGATGCAAAACTTTCATTCATCGCCTTTACTACTTCATTAGATGCTTCACACGCTCTTATAATTTCTGTAAGCCCCAATTTCTCAGCCCACACTTTATTAACCGTCACTTTTATTACATTACGTTCACGGATAACACGGTTAATATCTGCTATAATAGCATTAAAATCACGATGAAGTGTACCTTCCATATAAATTGGAAGATATGGGCCAATATCAAGATTGTAGTTATGATTCAAAAGCTCCTCTATGGACACTTTCTTTGAATAACCTTCCTGTTCCTTATGTAGAAGTTCACATATAGCAACCAATTGTTCGTCCGAAAAGGTGTTAAATTCCTTTTTATATATACGATTATAGTGTGATGCTTCACCTTCTCCACGCTGTTCCCGCACTTCAACAGTTTTCATTTGCTCCGCATTAATCAGCATCACATCTTTACTCGTTTTCTTCTTATCAAACAAAAGTATGCAAGTCGCTACAGAGGTAGACTCAAACATCTTTTCCGGCAAAGAAATAGCAGCTTGCAGCCATCCCTTCTCAATAAAGTATCTCCTGCACTCTTTCTCTTCTTTGCTTGTAAGCACACCTCTGGGAAGAATCAACGCACATCTTTCACTCCTTTGCAAGCAATGCGCCACAAAAGAAAAATTACAAGTGTATTTCTGAGGTAAAGCTTTAATTATATTTTCAGATACAGGAACTTTTAAATTAAATGGCGGGTTGGAAATTGCTACATCCGCCTTTAAAAGCTCCATTTCTGAGAACATTAACCGTTGAACAGATGAATAAGTAGAGCCTTTAATTGTTCTGTATGAACAAATAACTTTTCCTGTCAGAATATCTTTATTGATAACCGTTGCCTCAATATTGCGAATACATAAATTAAACAGAAGAATAGGAATTACTTTTTCGTCTAACTCTTCGCATACGAATTTTAAATTTGGGTTGATACTCCATTTTTGAATCGTAAGTGCACCGGAACCCGAACAACAGTCATAAACTATTTTTTCTGACGAAGTACAACTTAAATAAGCAACAAGTTTAGCGAGGGAAACAGGAGTATAATCTTGCTTTTTTTCTTTCCTGTCAGCATGGTAAAATTGATAGACTTTTTGAAGCCAATCAATCTTTAAATCCGGGCACAACTCCTTATACTTCTCGAATAGCAAAGGTGCGTTCTGAGAAAATAAGGAAGACATTATTTTATCTGGTAATGTACTGACATTAGCACATCCAAATAAATCACAAATCTTATTGGTTAATTCTTTTAGTTCCATATAATTACGTTTTCGTTCCCATGAGCGTTCCGATGGTTGCCTTACTACTCTCAAACATCTATTGAGAGCCACGGGATAATTACATATTACTTCAATTTTCTGATTATATCACCGCCATAAGAATATTGAGTTAATTCTATAAACTCATGTACGGTATAAGTATCATTGTCAATGTCTATTCCCTTATTGGCACAGAATGACAGCCTTCCTTGCTTGCACGAACCGGTCAGCACATGATGCCAATGGAACAATTCTTTAGCCGATACCTTTTTAGTAAAGTCCTGAAAATGCTTTTTAAAAGCTTCCAACCTTTCCTCCTCGGTTGAATCGTCATACAATTTTTCTTGAAGCGAAGCAAAGGCCTCGTGCAATGTTTCTCCATGAGCGAATTTCCCATTCCTTTTTGCAACAAATGTCTCAGTCAATGTAAAGTCATCGTTCAGTATATATCCTTTAGCTACATTGTCATGAACATGCTTGATAATTGTAGGAATATCATCAATGATATATGCTTTGTCGCCATTGAATGTTTTAATTCCATCGCCAGAGCCATCGCCATAGCCAGAGCCATAGCCAGAGCCATAGCCATCGCCATAGCCAAAGCCATAGCCAGAGTATATACTAAGAAACTTTCTTATCTGTTCTTCCATACGGCTACCTCCTCAATGGATTTTATCGCTTCATCTGTACAAGGAATTATTTCTATAACCCCCAAAATAGAGATTATCGGTACAACTAATGTAAATTTACAATCATTAGGTCTTTTCGTTCCCTCAACAGCTAATTGGCTGATAGATGCAGCCCCATACCAACACCACAATCTTCGGCAGTCTGTCAATGTAACCTCACTACCATTTTTTTCTTTCAATACTCCGTAAAATACGCCCGCTCTGTCTGCTCTAATAATTACTTTTTTCCCAATCATAATTCTATATATTTAAAGATTAATAAATATTGGCTCCCTTCAACGCAACAATACGTGTTTAGCTTTCAGCGTGCCCGAATTTGACGGGAAGGGAGTATATAATAGTACCAGCGATAATGACGCCCAAACATCATACTTTAACGGTCAACGGACGATTTTCCGCGCTGATACATAGACTACTATTGTAGTATGTTCATTAACTTAATCACGCTGCTGCCTTATGCTCGTATTCACCTCTCAATGAACAGTCTTCGCAATCGGTTGCTTGCACGCTATACATCGCCTCAGCTATGTGTATATATAGATATACTGCTTATCAGCGCAGGCTAATTTTACGTGCCCTGAACACGACTTCATTTTTGAGGGTTAAGTCTCCCATCCCGAATGTTTGGCTCATCGGTTTCGCCTATAATGCTCCCTCTGCACGACTCGAACGTGCGACCTTCGCTAACCGGAAATTACCGGATACTAAACCTTCGAACAAGTAACCATAGCGATGCTCTGCCTGGCTGAGCTAAGAGGAAGGAGCGTTGTTCACACAACGCGGTTTCTTTCTATGAACCTTTCAATGCTTTTCAAGTCGTACCAAATGGTACGTTTGTTATATTGGGAAAATGATATTTCGGCATTGTTCCTTAGTTTTTCCAACAGTTTATCACTGCATCCTAAGTATGCCATTGCTTCCTTAGCGGAAAGCCATAGTTTGTTGACCGGCTCTACCTTTCCTACAGATTTCGTTCTTCCCATAACCTACCAACTTAAACTGTCGTAATATTCTTTGTTATTTAAATAAGTCTTTACGATTTGAGTATCGCTACAACCTTCGCCGAGAGAATCTACAATAACATTGTAAGCCGTTTCCGTCATGTTGTATATGACTTCCTGATTATAATCTGATTTGCCGACAACTCCGAGAAGGAATAAGAATCCTGTAAATCCTATTGCAAACACGGCTATCTGTTTGGATATTCTGTTGATATTCATAAGGAAATTATTTAAGTCTTTTTACTATTAAACCTTCAGGACAGCTTGTTGAATAAAAACCATAGCCCTTTTTAGCCAATCTTGACATGGTAGAGCGAGCTACATTAGATTTTATATGCTTGTCCTTTATAATCACTGTATCACCGACTTTTATACTTTTTAATGTGTCGGATGGAGATATTTTCTTTACTGCTATTGTCTTGATGTCATTCATATTTATATGTCAATTGTATTAATCACCCACGAAGCAAGAGCCAAAACGACCTCTGTTGTTAGAAGTGTAATAGACGGAAGCCGGAGCGTTGAAATTATCATAGGCGCTTCTTTTTGCCGGCTTGTAACCTTCGTTTTCTTTTCTCAGTCTATCAGCGAACGCTTTATCATCAGCAGCCTTATAGTCTACCATATTGGCTATATCCTCTCTTGTACGAACAGCAAACTTTGCCATCTTCCAAGACTTCTTCAAACTTTCAGACCAGGTATATTTTCCGGTCTTGTAGAAGTTGTGAGCCTTTTTCATTATGTCTGATAAATCGTACTTCATATTTGCTTTCTTTAGAGGAGTTCTATAAATTAAAATATTGTAGTACAGTTGTTTATATGGTTCCAAGAG